AGGATGGGACAAATGGGTAATTCGGAGGAAGCAGTAGAAGATGACACAGGAGAGTTTGATACGGACATTGACGATATTATTGGAGAAATTGAAAGAGAAGCTAGAATGGCCCAACCTGAAGAAGAAAAAACAGAGGAGGAAACCCCTGTAAAAAAGTCGGATGAGGAACGTCTAGGTTTCAACATAGGTGGACTTGGAACTAAAGATGATTCCTCAGAAAATAAAGAAGAAGAAGACAAAAAAATAACAACTGCATCAACAATGCCAGTAGCACCTAAAGCTGATACAAAAGATGCAGCTATGAATATATTAGGTAAAAAGTATGATGTATCACAGCAACCTACAAGTAAAGAGTTGGCTCAGAGTATATTAGAAAAAAAGTATGGTAAAGGTGTAACTGCCAAAAGAATAGCAGGCATAGAAGATATTGAGAAATCTGCTATGGGAAGTGTTAAAGATAGAAGCACATTAGAATCTACCTATACCATGACAAAAGATGAATACTCTAAGTTAGATCAGGCAGGAGCACAAGATCATATATATAATCAAATACTAAATCAAAACAATGTTTTTTTAGCTGATCAAGGTGTAAACTATCAAGGCAAACAAAGTGATAAAGAATTTATATTTAGACACATGGCTAAAGACTTAGCTGCTGCAGGTATAAAAGATTTAAGGCAGTTAGGTTCTAAAGAAATAAAAGAAGATGTTTCTTTAGTAAAGAGAAAAGGAAAATACTATCAAGAAAAAGTTGTTAATCCATATGCAGGAACTAAAGGACTGGTAAAAGTAGATCCTAAAAAACTTTCTGATATAGAAGAAGTTGAAGGTGCTTCAGGAACTGTTAAAGCTAAAATGACAACAGGCAGTGAATTAATTAATAAAGAAACAGGAGAAAAAGTTGTACAAGGTAAGTATGGAGGAAATCTTACCGAATACCAAAAAGGACAAGGATTTAGATGGGGTAATACTACATCAGTAGAAGGCATGGCAGATTACATGATTTCTTTTGATGATAAAGGACAACCTTTAGTTTATCCTAGATATGAAGACACAACTAGTGGATTTGTAGCTCCACTGTTAAAAGGGGCAATGTTAGCTGCTACGATATACGGAGGGTATACTCTAGCAAATACATTTGCAACAAAGGGAATTGCTGCAGGTACTAAAAAAGTAGGACAGAAACTTTTTAAAAAACAAGTATCTAAAGCATTAAGTTAATTTAAACTTGGCTACCTAACTCCCCCTTACGGCTACGGTTAGCCCCAACGTGAAAGGAAGTAAAATGGCTGAAGCACAGGCTATGGAAGTACAGAAACAAAAAGTAGTAGGATTTGCAAAGAGAAATACAAAAGAGGATAAGATAAAACAAGAGGAAAAAGAACTAGAAGAGTTAAAGAAAGCACAACAAACTGAAGAAGAGGTAGTAGAAAAACAGGAAGAACCTGAACCTGAAAGTGCTGAAGAAAGAACTTTTAAAAAAAGATATGGTGATTTAAGAAGACACTCACAAAAGAAAGAAGGGGATCTTCAAAAGCAGATTGATGAGCTTAAATCACAACTAGATACGGCTACAAAGAAACAGATTAAGTTGCCTAAGAGTGAAGAAGAACTAGAAGAGTGGGCAAAAGAATATCCTGATGTAGCTAAAATAGTTGAAACAATAGCTATCAAGAAATCACAGGAACAAGCAAAAGAATTAGAGGACAGGATTAAAAAGATTAATGATATGCAAGAAGATGCACTGCGAGAAAAAGCAGAAGTTGAATTGCTAAAAAGACATCCTGACTTTGCTGAGATTAGAGATCAAGACGAGTTTCATAACTGGGTAGAAGCACAGCCACAATGGGTGCAAAAAGCCTTATATGAAAATGAACATGATGCTATGTCTGCTGCTAGGGCTATTGACTTATATAAAGCAGATATGGGTATTACTGGTAAGAAATCCAGTAAAGAAGTACAAAAAGAGGCTGCTAAATCTGTTAAGGTTTCTTCTAAGGAATCCCCTGAAGCTAGGGCAGAAACGGGGACATTTAGAGAATCTGAGGTAGAAAGAATGCATCCTAAAGAGTATGAAGCTAAACAGGATGAAATTATAGCAGCTATGAGATCAGGGAAGTTTATCTATGATTTGACAGGTTCTGCTAGATAAGGCTTGACAATCAGGGATTTATCAGTAGAACTGTAAGTCAACATAGGTCTAGCTATACCTTGCCCACTTTGTGTGTTACCAAGGACATAGCTAAAATAAAGACAACGCAACGAACAATTTAAGGATTACCTGAGACTTAATTGCCCATACTACCTAGCTAAGTAGTATGCACCAATAAAAGACAGCCCCAAAAAGAATTGTGTAAGTTATGCGTTCAATTGCTTATACACTTTTTTAAGGAGATTTAAGATGGCTTTCCCTAAGGCAACGGGGTATCAAAATCTACCTAACGGTAATTTTAGCCCTATTATTTACTCAAAGCAGGTACAACTTGCTTTCCGTAAGTCATCTGTTGTTGAAGATATTACCAATAGTGATTACTTTGGTGAGATTGCAAACATGGGTGATTCAGTAAAAATAATCAAAGAGCCAGAAGTTTCTGTTCAGGCATATGCTAGAGGAACTCAGATTACTGCTCAAGACTTAGACGATGAGGATTTTACACTTGTTGTTGATCAGGCTAACTACTATGCCTTTAAGATTGATGACATTGAGGCTGCACACAGTCATGTAAACTTTATGTCTTTGGCTTCAGATCGTGCTGCTTATCGTTTAAGAGATCAGTATGATCAGGACGTTCTTGGTTACTTAGCAGGTTATCAACAGTCAGTAAAGCATGGTGCTCCAGATACAGCTAGAAGCACATCACCAGGAACAAATGCTGTTGCTACAGCAGGTAATGATGAACTTCTTAGCTCTATGAAGTTGACTAAAGAAGACTTTGGTAACATCAACTCACCAGGAACAGGTAACTCTATTCCTTTGGCTCCAAGACTTCCAGGACAAACTTCACAATCAACAACTACTGCTACAGCTTTACAAGTTATTGCTAGAATGAGCAGACTTCTAGATCAACAATTTGTTGATACTACAGATCGTTGGTTGGTAGTTGACCCTGTATTTATCGAAGTATTGAAGGATGAAGATAGCAGATTGTTAAATTCTGACTTTGGTGGATCTGGACTACAAAATGGTTTAGTTGTAAATAACTTACATGGATTTAAGATTTATGTATCTAACAACTTACCACAAGTAGGTACAGGTTCTGGTACTACTGGTGCAAGTAATCAAAGTTCTAACTTTGGTGTAATTGTAGCAGGACATGGTTCTGCTGTTGCTACAGCACAACAAGTATCTAAGACAGAAAGCTATCGTGATCCAGACAGCTTTGCTGACATCGTGCGTGGTATGCACCTCTATGGTCGTAAGATTTTAAGACCAGAGGCAATTGTCACTGCTAACTTTAACGTGGCTTAAAGGAGATAGAAAATGGCTACAGTTGACGTATCAAATGGTATCAATGCAGGTACGCACCCAAGTCGTGCTATCCGCAAAGAGCCATACAAAGTAGAGTTTGACCTCAACCTTGCTACTGCTACAACCACAAAAGGTTCAGCACTAGCATCGGCTGATGTTGTTCAAGTAATAGATATCCCTGCAAAAACAATGGTCTGGGCTGCAGGTCTTGAGGTGGTAACACCTAATGACGGTGATTTTCAGATTGACATTGGTACAGGTAGTGATCCAGATGCTTTTGCAGACAATTTTGACTGTGACGGCACTTCAACAGGTGACATGACAGCAATACCTGCTGCCTATGCTCCATTGATTGTATCTGCTGATGATACGGTTGATGTAGTACTTGGGCCTACGGTAGGTAGTGCATATCCTACTTCAGGAGTATGGAGAGTGTTTGCCGTCATGCAAGATGTATCAGACGATCTAGGGCCAGATGAAGTAGATCGTGACCAATTAGCTTAATTATTAATTAAGTAAACTGTATGGGTGGCTCTAAGGGATAGGGCTACCCATTTTTTTTATAAAGGATTAAAGATGGCAATTACACAAGCAATGTGTACCTCTTTCAAGAAAGAATTGCTTGAAGGTAAGCATGACTTTTCTTCTGCAGGTCACACCTTTAAAATTGCTTTGTTTTCTGCAGCAGCTACATTAAGTGCAGGTACTACAAATTTTACAACTTCTGGTGAAGTGGTAGGCTCAGGATATACTACTGGTGGAGAAACAATTACTCAATCAGAACCAACTACAGATGGTACAACAGGGTTTGTAGATTTTAATAATGTAACTTTTACAGGGGTAACTTTAACTGCAAGAGGTGCTGTAATTTATAATAGCACTACAGAGGGTTCTTCTAGCACAACAAATGCAGTATGTGTGTTAGATTTTAGTGCAGATCAAACAGCTAATGCAGGTAATTTTACTATTAGCTTTCCATCAGCAGATGGTACAAATGCAATTGTAAGAATCGAATAATATGGCTTCTTCTACTTCTTCAGGTACAGGTGCTTTATACGGTACTGGTGTATATGGTACAGATCAGTATGGGGTATCTCAGTTAAATCTTACAATGTTTCCCGATGGAGCATCGGGTACAGGACAAGTAGGTTCTGTAACAGTTAGTGTTGTAGTTACTGGAGTACCAATAATAGTTACTTCAAATGGAGTCTCAGCCACTGGAGCAGTAGGAACATCTACAATAACTGCAAATGTATTTGATTTTGCTACAGTTAAAAATAACTATGAAAGACGTAGAACAGTATATGTCCATAGAAGAAGTAATAATTTAGATAGAACAGTAAAGGTAGCATAATATGTCACTTAAATGGCCTAGTAAAGATCCTGATGAAACTGTAGATTTTAGTGTTGATTGGTCTAGATATTTAAATAATCAAGCTAATATTGATACAGTATCATGGTTTGTTAATGATTCATCTGGAGTTAAAACTAGAATTGAAACAGGAGAGATTGTAAATAATTTGCAACTAGTTGGTGTATCAAATACAAATACAGTTGCTACTGCAAACTTAGGTTTAGGTACTAATAATACAAAGTATAAATTACATTGTCAGATATTAGATACTAGTGGAACTGTAGCAGAGAGAGCTATCACCTTACCTATTAAGGAATTTTAATGGCATACAATTATATTGGACTTGTAAATGAAGTTAATAGAAGACTTAATGAAGTAGAACTTACTTCTAGTAATTTTTCTACAGCCACAGGTTTCTATTCACAAGTTAAAGATAGTGTGAATGCAGCAATACAAGAAATAGATCAAGAGTATCCACATTGGCCTTACAATTTTGTAGAACAAGAAGATACTTTATCTACAGGAATAACTCGATATAGTTTTCCTGCAAACTCTACTGTAGTAGACTTTGAGACTTTTAGAATTAAAGAAAGTGATACACTAAATAATAGAACTCAAAAATTAAAAGTATTAAGATATGAAGAGTATTTGGAAAGATTCGTAGAACAAGAATATACATCAGATACTAGTTTATATAATGTTCCTGTATTTGTATCTAAAGCTCCTGGTCTAGAATATGTATTATCACCTGCACCAGATAAAGCATATACAGTTGTGTATGAATATTATTTAACAAGTGTTGAAATGACAGATAGTACTGATGTACCAAAAATACCAGAAATATATAGAAATGTAATTATTGATGGTGCTATGTATTATGCCTATATGTTTAGAGGTAACACACAGGATGCATTAGTAGCAAAAGAAAAGTTTAAAGCAGGGTTAAAGAACATGAGAATAGTTTTGATAAATGAAAATACTTATGTTCGTTCTACTATGCTAACAAGAACACAAAGAAGTACATACGTTTATAGACTGGCTTCATAAATGGCAGATGCATTAGCAACATATGCTTTTGAGTATCGAGGTGGGTTAGTTAGTAACCTATCTCCTTTGCAACAAGGTTTGCAACAACCTGGTAGTGCTAGGATTTTAAGAAACTTTGAGCCATCTGTTGAAGGTGGTTATAAAA